AAGTAAGAGCTATGGTAAACGAACCTAACATTAGAAGGACTTTCGAAAAACATATCAATTAAGAGAAAGCTTGGTTTATGCCAAGTTTTTTCTTTTTTGTCACAAACTCATTCTATTATATTAAAATAAGGTTATGGAAGATATTGATCTAGTTGCAAGAAAAGTAGTTCTTAATTTAGAACAACTTATGGCTCAAGTAGATTATGAATTTAACAGACATCAACCATGTCTTGTTTGTGGTAATAAATACAAACATCATGAAGATGGATTACCTTGTATTTCTGACGATAAAAAGAAAAGGATAGTAAAATATAATTATGGGAGAAGAGATAGAACTAGCTAAACTCCAATCTATTAGTTTGGATTTAAGAGATGATCTTGAATACGAAGAGTGGGTTGAGATAGGTGAAGCTTTAACAAATCAAGCAAAACACATTATGTGGTGGCTCGGTGATTGGTGGAACTATGGAGATCGTAAGTATGGTGAATTAGCTTCTCAAGCACTAGATTTTGGAATACCATATTCAACTTTTAGCAATGCTGCTTATGTATCTAATAAAATACCTTTGGAAAGAAGGGTTCCGAGTTTGTCTTGGACACATCACCATGAAGTCGCTTATATAGAAGATGACAACAAAATAGATAGTTTACTTCTAAATGCTCATGAGCAATCTTTGTCAGTTAGAGAACTAAGAGCTGAAGTTAAAAAAGAAAAATTTAAAAATGTTAATAAAGATAATGAAAGTTTTGATTTAATTGAAAAAGCAGGAGTGAATTTAAAAACTGCAAATGTTTGGAGCTTTGGTAAGCCTGATGAAAAATATGGAATAGAAAGTCCCTATAAAACACCACCTCAAATGATTGCTAATTTGCTTTACTGGTTTACAGATGAAAATGATAGCAAAATTGTAGATGTTACAGATAAGTACCAAGTTACTTATGATTTAGGAACTGCATTAGGTTATGAGGTTGTAAGTTATGATTTGTCACCTGAAAGAGGAACTAATAAGGTAATGCCTCAAGATTTATCTGTAGGTAAGTTACCTAAAGAACTCACAGAAGCAGATATTGTGGTTTTAAATATGCTTGACTTCTTAGATGATCCAGAAGATCTAGATCCAGCTAGTTTTCAAAGACAGATGATTATTGACTTAGGTGTAATGATGAAGAGGGGTTCTAAGCTTTTTCTTATTACTCAAGATTTAGAAGATATGAAAATTGAAAATTTGTTTTCTTTAATTTATGGTGAAGAAGATTTTGCATTAAATGAGTTTATATCTACTACTAACAAACAAATGTTTACAAAAGATGAACAAGCATTTGCTATAAAAAATAAACAACTGTTAAATAAGTTGGCTTATATATTAGTTTTGGAAAACGAATCGGAATAAGCTAATCTTTTGCTACACTATTAGCAATGGTTGAAATAAAATTAGAAACACAATTTCCAGATCTGCATGAAGCACAACTCTCAGTAGCCGAATCAGAAGCTCGTTGGAAAATATTATGTGCAGGTCGTAGATTTGGTAAAACAAGATTAGGTGTTCAATTATGTTTATCAACAGCTTTAGCTGGTAAAAGAGCTTGGTGGGTTGCACCTACTTATACTATTGCTAGAGTCGGTTGGCGAGACATACAAGAAGCAGCTAGATCTTTTCCTGAAGGTTTTCAACCTGAGATTTCACTTGTAAATATGGAAGTTAAATTTCCTTGGTGTGGTGGATCTATTGCTGTTAGATCAGCAGATAGTCCACATAGACTTCGTGGTGAGGGTCTTGATTTTTTAGTTATGGATGAGGCTGCATTCGTAAAAGAAGATGTTTGGCACCAGGTACTTAGACCTACACTTACTGAAAGAAAAGGTGGAGCTTTATTTATTTCAACACCTATGGGTATGAATAATTGGTTTTATGAACTTTGGGAATTTGCAGATGGTAAGCCTGATTGGGAAAGATTTCAATTTGCTACTTATGATAACCCTGCAATTGATAAAGAAGAAGTTGATCAAGCAAAAGGTGAGGTTGGGTCTATTGTTTTTGCACAAGAATATTTAGCAGAATTTGTTGAAGCTGGACAAGGATTGTTAAAACCTGACTGGATAAGATATTTTAAAGAAAAAGGTGGTACATTTTTTGCTGCTGGTGAAAATGTAAATCTTTATGATTGTACTAGATTTTGCACTGTTGACCTTGCTACCTCAATTCAGGAAGGAGCTGACTATACTGTTATAGCAAGTTTTGGCATAACACCGCAGGGCAAAATATTAGTGCTGGATGTAGTTCGTGAACGCATGGAAGCTCCTGATATTATACCTCGAATAAGACAAAAAATGGCTCAATATGATTTACAATGGGTAGGTATGGAAAGAGCTGGTTTTCAGCTTTCTCTAATACAGTTTGCAAAAAGAGATGGTTTAGCTGTGAAAGAATTACGAGCAGATAAAGATAAAGTTTCAAGAGCTATGCCACTTGCTGCACGAATGGAAGCAGGCGATGTATTCTTTAGGCAAGGCGCACCTTACTTAATAGAAGTTGAAAGAGAACTTATGAGTTTTCCAGTAGGTCATCATGATGACATTGTAGATGCCATAGGTTACGGAGTAATTAGCGCACAAGCTAAAAGAGAATGGACAGCTTATTAAATGGCAGAAAATAAATCGAGATTTCAAAGAGCGTTAGATTTTTTAAATACACCAACGCAAAGACAACAACAAAAAGTTAGTAGATACAATCAAAGTACATCTTTAGATCGTGCTGTTTATGGATATAATACAGAATCAGGATACTTTCCTTCCTCCATGCTTGATGATGTTGGTGATGGATCAAACAACTCAGCAGTTGTAGCTTGTTTAAATGTACTAGCTACTTCTTTTGCTGAACCTAAAATAAAAGTTTGTTTTGAAAGTGAAGATGGAGATATTGAACAAATTAAAAAACATCCAGTAACACAATTGCTAGAGAGACCAAATCCATTTACTTCTGGTAACTTGTTAGCACATTACATTGTTACTTCACTATCAGCACACGGTGATGCTTTTTTATATAAAAACCGCAATCAAGATGGAACTGTGGTAGAGCTAGTACCTTTGATGCCAGATATGGTAGAACCAAAAGGTGATCAAAATCAATTGATCAGAGAATTTAAATATAGTCCTTATGGCGGATTGGGATCTGACAGTATAACACTTAAAACAGAAGATGTTGTGCATATAAGAAATGGAATTGATCCAAATAACCATAGGCGAGGTTTTGCTCCTCTAAAATCAGTGTTAAGAGAAATCTTAGGTGATGAGGCTGCAGGACAATATGCAGCAGCGCTCTTACATAACATGGCTGTACCAGGTGTCATCCTCTCACCTAAAGATGATCAAATGGGTGGTCCTTCTAAAGAGGAAGCCGAAGCTATCTCTGCAATGTATAAACAGAAGTTTGGCGGTAAAAATAGAGGCGCTCCTATGATTTTATCAGGCGCTATGAATGTCGAAGTTGTATCTTTTTCACCTGATCAAATGAACCTTAGTGAGTTAAGAAAAATTCCTGAAGAAAGAGTATCAGCCGTTCTAGGTGTTCCTGCAATATTAGCTGGTTTAGGAGCTGGTCTTGATGCTGCAACTTATAACAATACAAGAGAACTAAGAGAGTTTTTTACAGAACAAAAATTGGTTCCTTTATGGAAAGCTGTAGCTTCAGAACTTACACATCAATTGTTAAAAGTTGATTACCCTGCTGATGATTACTTTGTGCAATATAACTTAGAAGATGTTAGAGCATTATCTCAAGATAAAGATGATATTTACAAGAGAATGAACACAGCTGTTCAGGGTGGTTGGATCACAATCGCAGAAGCTAGAAAACAAGCTGGTCTAAAAACAGATGAAACACATGATTTATATTTAAGACCTATGAATATGATAGAACGATCAGTCGATGGTAGCGCACCGCAGGTCGAAGAAGATAACACTAATGAAGAACTGGAAGATCTAAAACAAATGATTACAGATCTCCAAGAAAAAGTTTTGACATCTACTGCAGCTGCGGTAGATAGTGTTAGAGAAACCATGATCAAACCTACACCAACAGCACTTAACGAAGAAAAGTATGTTGCTGAAATGCCAAATGGTGCATGGTGTATTTTAGAGCATGAAACTAATGAAGTTGTTAAGTGTTATGAATCAGAATCTGAAGCTAGAGCTGCTTTAGAAAATATGAAAAAAAGCGATCAGGATATTCAAGTAAAAGAAAAAACAAATTTTCCAAGTTCTGGTGATGATCAAGCAATATCAATTAGCAATTCAAAATTTAAACAATTTCCAGACTATAACTATGTAAAAGATTTAAAAGAAAATTGGCCTGAAATTTGGAGAAGAGCTGGAACTGGTGGTAATCCACCAACAGCTTTTACTGGTAATGATGCTTTCAATAGGTGGACAAAGTATAGAGGTGGCGATAGATCAACATCTGTTTTGAATTGGGTTAAAAAGCGTGAAAGCTTTATGGCTAGACATTCTGGTAACACAAGACTAAATGGTTATATTGCTGTTATGAAGTGGGGCGGTTCTACCAAGACAGGCGTTTCTGCAATGAAAAAAACTGTTAACGAATATAAAAAAGTAATTAGAGAAAGACGAAAAATACAAGAAGCATTACTTTTAGAAATAGAATCAAAAGCATTACCTGAAGCTACTAGAACAGCTTTAAAAAATAAAGTAGAAGCACACAATTCAAAAAATCCAAAACATAGAGCAAC